TTTGTTTATCAAGAGCTAAATGCTTTTCAATAATATGTTGATGAGCACATTGATTAAATAAGTTAGATTTATAGAAACTAATATGCACTTTACTATTTTCATGATATTCCATATGATAATCTTGTTCTGTCTTAATAATTATGTTTGTCATGGTTGTTTTTAAAATATAAACAAAAATTTTCTTAAAAAAAAATTACTATTTTGCACTATTTATTTACAAATGCTTAATTCATCACTACAATACAAAAAAAAATTACTTGAGCAATCTGGAATTAATTTCCAAAAATTGCTTATGGAAATAGTTACGGATGCCCAAAGAATTTCTGCTTTAGCAAAAAGTGGTGAACGTGTTCCGTTTAACGCTGAACTTATGAAACAAGCTATTACATATGGTATGGAAGTAGGTTTATCTTTTAAATCTAACAATGAAAAATATACTATGCCTATTGCCAAAATGAGGACTATACTCCCTGTAGCACTAGGAAAAAATAAATATGGAAAAATAATTATTAGAGGAATACATGAAGTAGGACAATCAGAAAGTGAAGCTATTAAAACTGGCGTTAGAAGTGCTGAAGCCAATAATAAATGGAGACTTTTTAAATCTGAAAACATAAAAGGAATGTGGTTTACTGGTAAAATGTTTACTAGCTTGCCAATAGGTGGTTTTTCAAAACAAGACTCAGCAATGACAGGAGGAATTATTTCTGAATTTAATCCTAATATAGCGGCAGCAAATCAAAAAATGCTCATTGCACCTTCAGGCAATACTACACCTGCATCTTCACTAGCAAAACCATCAGAACCATCGGAACCAGGAACAGGAGAGGAGACGCTTTACTAATCTTCTTTTTCTTTTTTTGTTTGCTTATAATGTTCTTTTAAAATATTTTCAGCTTTCTCTTTCAGTTCTTGCAATATATTCCTGTATACCAAAGTTTTTTATGAGTTTTAGCAATTTCTTTATCTTTAATATAGAGTGTGTAAATTGTAAGTCCTTTTTTTATTTGAAAAAGCTTTTGCTCCTGAAGAATACCATCATAGTAATTTGACTTATCTAAAATCCAATCTATGGAGAGTTTAGACGCAAGATATTGTTCTACAACTTTTATTTTAGCGGCTTTTTCAGCAGTTCTTTTAGCTTCTCTAGCTTTCCTTTTACTATAATCAATTAATTCTTGTTGCTGTAATTTAAGTTTTTTAGCAGCATCTTCTCTTTCTACTTGTTTGTTTAATTGAGAATAATAAGCTTCACGCTCTTTTTCGCTTAATTTAAGTAATTCTTCTCGTGTCATTTTACGCTAAATATTGATATTCCAGCATTTGGATTGTTATCTAAAATATTTTTAGGAATGTCATCCTTAACTTTTTTAGCTTCAATAATCTTGTCAGCAAAATCTTTAATTTCATTTCTATGAGTGATAACTATTACATTTTTATGTATACTTTTAAGAAATAACAAAATACCTAACATCTCCATAGTAAGTTCCTCGTCCAAAGAGCCAAATCCCTCGTCAATAATAGACAAAGATGGCTTAGGAAGCGTACTCATATAATGCAATGCTTCTTTTATTGCAATAATAGAAACGAACTTTTGAGCCCCTGAAGCAAAACCTGAAATAGGCAATGCATCACTTTTATCTTCAGCAAAATAAAACACCTCATTAATATCGCCATTAGTAAGTATTTTGAGCTCAACTTTAAAATCAACAATATCTTGAAGAATCGAGTTAATTTTTGAGTTAATTATAGGAAGCTTTTTTCTAATAATTAATGCTGGTATTCCATCACGATGTACTGCTTGTAAATAAATAGAGTACACTTTATACATTTTTTCTTCCCTCTTAATATTCTCTAATTTATCACTATAATTCTCTTTGTTATTTTTAAGAACTTTAATATCACCAGATAGGTCAACAATATTTCTATCAAGGTTAAAAACGTTTAGCTGGAATTCTTTTGCTTTACTTTGAAGTCGGTCGATTTCTTCTTGTACAGTAATGTTGTGAGCTTTTTTTCGTAAACTATCATCAATTTTAGCATCGTTCTCTTTTAACTTATAAATTTCTCCTTTAATTGTTTCAATGGACGTTGTAAGTAATTGAAATCTAGTTGTCTTATTGTCGACTAAAATATTATGTTCAATTAAATTTTCAGAATTTTTTATTTGTTTTTCCTTCTCTATTAGACCGTCAATAGTTTGTCTCTTAGATTTGCAAAGAGAATATAATGTATTATATTGAATTTTCTTTGAATCAAACGTAGTATTATGTGTAACAATATCATTAGCCGATTTAATAAAAGCTTCTTTATTTTCTATTTCTTTCAGTTTTTCTAAAATTATTTTTTCACATTCTGCATGTTTTTCAGGCTGAGGCTCTGAGCCTTCAATAGCTCTTTTACAAGTAGGACAGTCTTCTCCTGCATACATTTTAAGCTCAGCTCTTAATGATACTAATTCACTAGTTAAAGTCTTAATTTGGTCAGCTGTTCCACCTAAATAAATTTCTTCCTTTTTTGGATTAGTGTCAATCCATTTTTTGATAATAAGAAAATTATTTTTCTCCACTTGAAGACTATCTTCTTTTCCTTTAATTTCTAATTGGATTTTTTGTAATGTTTCCCCTTCTTTGAAAGGAAGAGCTTTTTTAAAATTAGAGCCTAGCCACGTTTGAACTTCTATATGTTCTTTTTGAAAATCTAACAATTCCTGTTCTTTATTAAAAAGTGCTGCTTTTAATTCTTTTCTGTCTTCATAAAGAAGAACTTCAACTTTTTCTAATTTTTGTGTATATTCTAACACCCTATTATCTGTGTCAGATTTTTTTGTGGAATTAATATCTTTTTCTTTTTGAAGAGAGACAAGGTTTTTTTCTTTTTCTTTTATATCATTTTCAAAGACTTTAATTTTATCTTCAATCTCTATCACATCGCCAAGCTCTCTTTGTTTGTTTTTAATTTTATTAAAAAATTCTTTCCCATATGCGTGACGGTCACGATATGATTCAAGGCCAAGAAATTTATTAATAAGGTCATTTTTAGGTTGTTGGTGGAGTGATAAGTAATTTGCATCACCATCTTGTGCTTGAAGACTAGTTTTGGCAAAATCCTCAAAAGTGCCTATTGACTGAAGTACAAGGTCTTTAACTTCTTTTTGTTCAGTTGTATTTTTATCTGATATTTTTGACACCCACTTCTCTTCTTCAATATTTCCATAGTCATCTTTAGTAACAATAAGTTTTTTATAAATTACTTTATAGGTATTAGATTTAGTTCCATCTGACTTTGTTTTTCTTGTAACTTTTCTTTCAATATAATATTCTTCATCATCAATAAGTAAAAAATATTTAGCATATCCCACCTCTGAGTCAGTATACAGATTAACTAAAAATTTATTAGCTTGCTTATTTGTAGTTCCAAGAATAACATCCATTAATCCCCACACAAGAGCTTTTACAAAATTAGATTTACCATTATAATTATTTCCAAAAACGCCTACAATACCTTGTAACTCTTGGTCAAAATCAAATCTAGTTGGTGTTTTAGGAAATGAGAACAAATTACTAATCTCAACTGATTTAAGTTCCCAAGAACTACCTTTTTTTATTGATTCATCTATTTCCAGAACATTATCTACTTCTTCTGCAAATTTTATAATTTCTTTTTTTAAATCATCATCACAGTCGTCAAATTCATTATTATCAATAAATTCATCAAAATAAGTTAAAAACGCCTTTTCTTCTTCTTTTTCATCACTTTCTAAATCTTCATATTCTTTTTTAATTCCTTCAAAATTCACATTAACAACTTCACAGCCATGCTTCTCTTTAACTAATTTTTTAATTTGTATTTCCTTTTCAAGAGAATAGTTTTCTTCAAAATCTTCCCAAGTAACTTTTACTTTTGTCTTTCTTCGGTCATTTGAAAAACGCATGTGTTCAATTCTTTCTTCAATATTTTCTCCTCTAGATATATGAATCTTAGCAAAGCCATAATCGTTTAAGATGATTTTCTTTTCAAAAGTAGAAGTATCTGTATCCCAAAGTAAATAACCTTTATCAATTGATTCTCCATAATTTTGTTGAATAAGTGAGCCAGCATATGCAATTGTATCTGATATGTCATCTTTAAATCTTGGAATTGTTTGATGTTCATGGATATCGCCAAGCATGGCAATATCATAATTTGCAAATGTTGATGGTTTTATCAGATTATCTCCAGTAGATAAATATCCATTGTCATTTCTTGAACCATAAATTGTTCCGTGAAATAAAGCTGCGTAATATCTTCCTGGTTTTTTAGATTCTAAAGCAAACAACTGATTATCCTTACATGAATATACACCATAAGTAAGTTTATCTGTAATATCGTAAATGCCTGAGTCTGGAAAAAAATAAACTGCTTTTTTACTGAAATCCACCCGATTTTTATTATGCTCTCCAATAACATTTGCCATTTCTTTTTGTCCTAACATACTTGCTAGGTCAAAAATTGGAGAAATAGCATCTCCTTGAGCTTTATCTTGAAGATTCATATCATGGTTACCTAAAATAACATCTGTAGGAGCAATGTTTGATAGATTTATAAGTAGTTCTGCTAAAAGAGTATGGGAATTTGGAGACATGTTTATTTTTTGGTGAACCAAGTCTCCAGCTAAGTAAATTCTATCTGGCTTTACAATATTTAGGTCGGCATAAAGTTTTTTAAAAACTTGTCTATATTCAGGATGGCGCGAACCAAATCTAATCTGAATATCGGCCAAATGGGCGATTTTCATTCTTTAGTTTGTTTGTGATATTAATAACTGTATTAGGCAAATATAGTAAAATATTTACTTTGCATCAAGAATTAAGCTTGTCTCTTTGTTTTTGAGCTAATATAATAGCACACATTGAAACAACATAGCTATCTGACATATCAAAATTTTCTTCAGATAATTTTCTTGAACGCACTCCATATCTCCAATTAATTTGCGGTTCCAATTCCATAACACCTTTCCAAATTTGATATTTAGCAACCTTTCCTTTTCTGTCTAATTTAAGGTCGGGAAACACAGTTTTACGTGCAGCATTTACATTATAATATTCTGGCTCTAACTCATAAAGGTCAAATACATAAGAACTAATCATGCCATTAAAAAAATTAAGCACTGCAATAGTGTGTGCAGAAGAAAATTTTCCAGCGAATTTTTTAAGAGGCTCCTCGATAGAAACTCTTTTAATTGGGAAATCTTTAAAATGTTCTGTTGCTTTTTTGAAACTTTGCAATTTCTCGAACATTGTCTGTTTAGATTTGAATTTTACACAATTGAGTTCAAGTAATTTATTATCGTCAGAAAACACAGAGTAACCTATGCAAGCAGTACTTATATCTAGTCCTAATGTCATGACAAAATATAAAAAAAGACTTTATTAATATAAAGCCTTTTTTTCATGTAAAACGAAATTGAAATTATACATCTATTTCAATTGTAAAAGTTATTAAATTTGTATAAGTTTTTTTAACAGGACGGTCAAGTTTGGCAATTGCAACTAATTCTTGTTTAGTATTATACAGTCCTACTTCACTTACGTAAATAGGGTCATAGTTATTTGTGCCTGCGGCTTTTTCGTCTAAATTTTTTTGAATATCCCAAGTAGGATTACTTGAGAAATTAAACTCACCTGGGAAAGCAAGGCAAATAATTGAATTTTTAAATACAACATCTATGTCGCTATAAACAACGCTAGATTCAGTTGATGAAGAAAAATAAATATCTGTTGTCCCAGAGCCTATACCTGTGTTAATATCTCCTGTTGACACATGTTGCCCTTTGTTAAAATTAAAATTATCTACAATATCTGGATGAGTCAATACCATAAATCCTTTATCAAGAGCCACAAAACCAACTGGAACATCATAATTATACCCCTGATTAGTTAATGTTGGATATTCTTCTGGTACCGATACAGATAAATTTACTGATGAAAAATTTCTTTGGTCTGAATTTACATCAGCTGCATCTACATTTTGATAAGATACTGCAGCAGGTCTATCTGAAAATCTTGTAGTATTCCAAGTGCTATTGCCAGCATTATCTATGCTTCCAGATTCAGTTGTTCCAGTATAAGGCTTATTTATGTCATCAGAAAATAAAAATGCAATATTAGAGCCAAGCATAGAATCTGATTGACTTTTCTGTAAAGAGCCATATGTACTAGACACAATTGTTTTTGCAGAAAGACCTGAAGCTGAATCTTGAGGAACAGCAAAAGTTATGCTACGTCCGTCAATAGTCTCAGAATAATTTTCTCTTGCTATCGGACTTATAATTATTTTATCTACATTAAGTTGATAATTCTCAGGGTTTGACTTAGCAAACGTTGAGCCTGATAGAAAATCTTCAACTACAGCAGGAAGATTAAAAGAAGTGAAATAATTAGACTCAACAGAAGCAAGGTCAGTTCTATCACAAAGTGTATAAGATAAACTACTACCATTTAAAGTAATAATTTTGGAAACTTCTTGTCGAGTTGATATGAAGTTTTCTACGGGCTTGAATAAATTTGGCATTATATTATAATTTTATATTTAATTGTTATCTTACTATTGGTAAAACAGTGCTGCTTGAAGCTCCTGTAGAAAATCCACCAACAGTTCCTGTTAATTTAATAGATAAAGTTGTTGATTGAGTTGATAGATTAGTGGTTGTTCCATAAAAAGTAAATTTAATATACTTAGTTACTTGTCTTGATAACGTAGGTAATGTAGCGAAACCATTAAGCCACAATTTAAAATTATCTAAGTACGTTTGAGGCAAAGCTTTTTGAATCCAAAAATAACCTCCTTTATATGTGCTATCTTTTATTGAGTAAATAACAATTAAAGAATTTCTCCCAGGTATCGGAGTTACAAAAGTAATCCAATGACTCCCTTCTCCTGTGTTGTTTTTTTCTAATGGTACATATATATTGTTATCTACAGTAACTTCATTAAGCCCACCTGTTGTTAAAGATAAATTAAATTGTGCCTCATTTATTACTGCCCCTCCAGAAGTACTATCTACAGTCTCTAAAGCAATAATTTGCTTAATAAGAATAGCAGAAGATTCTGGCTTTGGGTTAGTCAAAAGTGCTATTGGTGAAGTTGGTATTCCTACTGCCATAATTGTGTTGCTTATAAATTATTAATATTGATAGTAAATTCATATGAGCCATTAGAAAGTAACACTCCATTGGGAACAGTATAATTTGGGTTAGGCGTAGTCGTTCCACCTATCCCTGCTCCTGTTGTCCCTGCTCCTATTATTCCTGTTCCTGTTGTTCCTGTTGTCCCTGCTCCTGTTGTCCCTGTTGTCCCTGCTCCTGTTGTCCCTGCTGTAGCTGGAAGTGATGTGCCATTTATATCAAATATTACAATATTTTGTTGTAAAAAATCTGTAGCAGTCTTAAGACACGATTCAGATTCTCCTGAAATATCAGGTATCTCTCCAGTAGTTAGATGAACTGTTGAATTATAATTTTCATCTGGGTCTCCTAATGTGAAAGAAACTATCTTAAACAAGTCAACACCGTTTGCATCAAAACGGACATTACCTTTATTGAAAAGATATTTTCTGCCCACTTCTGTAAGGTAGGCAGTTCCAGATGTTGTAGTTGCTGAAGGTATATATCCCATAACTTTTATTATAAATATTTGTTTTTATTTTTTTAAAACCCGCTTGAAGCTGTTGTGCTAGAACTTGTATTCGCTCCACCAGTTGTACTCCCTCCACCAGGAGGAGGTGGTGGTGGTCCTCCTGTTGCTATTAAAGCTAAATTAAATTTAAAATAGAACGTACCTGATTCCGTTGCTACATTTGTACTTGTTCCGTAAAAATTAAATTTCACTAATCTTGAAATATTTACATTTACATTTGGTATGGGAATAAAATTGTTTACCCAAAGTTTCAAATTAAAAATATATGTATTTGTAAGTTCATCAAAAAACCACGCATATCCATTTGTAGTTTTTTGAGAAAACAAAACAATAGCATAATCTTGTTGTGGTTTTGGAGGAATAATTGTTATCCAATGGCTTCCAACTCCAACATTTGATTGCTCGATAGGGATATGAATGTGTCCATTTCCATCTATAACTTGATTAAGTCCAGCTGTTATAATGGATACATTATATTCTGATTCATCAATTGTTGTCCCTGGAGACAAAGTGTCTAATGTTTCTAAGTCTGCTTTTCTAGACAAAGGAACCGTAGTAGGGTCAGGATTACTAGAAGCAAAAGTAACTGTGTTGGGGCCACTTAAGGGTATTTGAGTACCATTATTTACTTGATTGCTAAGAGTGTGTTCATATGAGTTATCAGATTGTATTAAGCCATTAGGAGATACGTATTTAGGAGCTGAGGTCAAAAGAGCCCCTGTTCCTATACTTGATGAATTTCCATCTATATCAAAAGCTATTACATTTTTTTGAACAAAATTTTGAGATGTCTTAAGACAGTTTTCAAACTCTCCTGAAACATCAGGGATATTACCAGTAGATAAATGAGTTGATGAATTATAATTCTCATCTGGGTCTGCTAAGGTAAACTGTGAAATTTGAAACAAATCATTTCCTGATTCAAACCTAGTATTATTTTTATCAAATAGATATTCTCTACCTAATTCTGTAAGATAAGCAGAAATATTTATTGTTGTTGCTGAAGGTATTTTTCCCATAATTTAAAAATCAATTTCTAATTGAAATGCTAAAAATCTTGCATCACTTTTTTTAAGCGGATAACTCGGTTTCCCTACACCTACAAGTACATTGTTATTATCTAAGATTCCTATTTCCGTAATGAATGTATCCGCATTGTTAAGACCATTAAAACTCTCATTTAAAGAAGAGTTGAATTCTGTGTTTTTTGCCAATATTGTAAATGTTGTTTTAAAAGCAGTTGCTTTAATAGCTGTTGTAAGATTTCCGAAGAAAAATGCTTCATCACCAAAGTTTAGAACTTCCTGATTAGTTGTCACCGAAGAATATGGCAATGTAGACGCAATAGAATAAGTTGAGCCTGAGTCAATGTCTTCTTGTGAAATAACAAACTGGTATCCATTAAGCTTAAGTGGGTCAATAGTAGTTTCAACTCCATCTCCTGTATAAATTCCATTTCCTGCAGTTGTAGAAACTAAAGTCCAGCCATCAGTTGGGAGAGTATCTATTTGAGGGTTAGTTGATAAAGTGTTATCTGCTGATTGAATTAAAAGTTGTATTTTATTAGCATTCCATCCAGTTCCAGAAAACGCTGAACTAGAAGTCATATTTGTTTCACTTCTTAGATAAGGAAATGAATTAGTTGCAAAGTTCGCAGTTAGATACTGACCTTCACCGTTAGCATCAACCTCTCCTTTAATTTGACTTATGTATCCACAATGAAGCGATTGAGGATAGCCAAAAGAAGTTGTTCCTGAGGCTGGGTTTTCTGACTCTATTACATAAGTAGCAAAATAAGTTTTACCACTTGTAACAGAAGCCGTAGCTTCTGATGTTGTAAGCGGATGTTTTGGGGCTGTTATTAAATTTAAATTAAGAGCTGGAAGAGTATAATTTCTATTAGATTTATAGCTAAGTGCAGTAAGAAGTTCTGGGTCTGTAATTACTATGACTTGTAATGATGAATATACGCGTCCAACTACATTTGAATTTGTTGAAGTTCCGTCTCTTAAGTCTGTATAATTAGTCTGAGAAACATTGTCAAAAATTGAAGTGCTTGCAGCATCTGTAAGCTGTATGCCATAATTTAATGCCGAACCATTGTTGGCAGGATATTTATGCCACATAATATTTGGAATATCAAGCGTAGTACTTTTTTCTACCAATTGCTCAGCGTAAGTATTTCCTGACCATAAATTAGAATAATGTATAATTCCAATTTGTCTAGTTTCTGATGAAAATCCAAGATAGTGCTTAGTTCCATTATATTCTATAGAGCCATAATTAGTATAGCCACTTACCGTTGAGTCCGAACCAATCTCGCTACTAGTCCTTACTATATTCATGTTCCAAACACTAGTTTGAATTGTTGTAGCAGAACCATAAAATGTATCAACACCATTTTTTGGATAAAAAAACATTCTAGCCACTTGAGTAGAATTTGAATCGGTGACTCCAAAATTTGGGACAGGACGGTCGAATTGAACTGTAAGTGCAGATTCATCAACTGACATTACAGAATACCAATTAGACAACGTAGGGTTTGTACCTGAAACTTCTTTCTCTAATCCTGTAATTGTGTTACCACTATTCTGAGGTGGAGACCAAATTACGTAAGCAAGATTACCTACTGTTGGAATAAACGCACCAGAAGCTCCTGACCATATTGCTACAGTATCCGAACCATCTGGTGTTCCTGCTGAATAAGGAATATAAGATTGTCCTAAATATTTAGTTTCATCTATACCAAAAGTATTTGTTGTTCCAGTAAAAAAACCAACGCTATCTGTTTGTGCAGTAATTATTTGTCTAGATGAACTTACTGAAGCCTGGCTTAATTGTATAGAAGGAGAACCGTCAAAATTAGATGTAATGAACGGATTATTATCTGAGGGAGATAATATTTTGTTATTACAAATATCATAATCTCCATTTAGGTCTATTTTATAATCAATTTCTCTATCAGATAATAATGCTTTACTGTAGGTCAATTGTCCTAACGAAAGAAGCCTTCTTCCATCATCAGTCAATTTTATGTTTAAAAAAGTTGTTGGCTCTTGATTTAAGTACATAATTATCTATTTTTAGTCCTTGAAGACTGTTCTCACCATTTCATATAAATATTATTAAATTTTTTTTCTAAAATAAATGTTTTAGAGTTTTTTGTTCGATTTTAATTTATTTTTAAATAATTTTATTTACATTTTTTTAACTTAATGGCTAAAAATTGACAAGTAATCACTGTAATGGTTAACAAAAATTTTAAAATAAAAATCTTATTTTTTTATATATTTATTAAAAACTCGACAAGCCTTATGTTTACCGAGTTTTTAATAAATATAAATTCATTTTATGTCAGCAGAAATACCTAATAGTGGTACTACATTATCTTTAAAAACCAGTCCAGGTAAAGATAAAAGGTTAAATGCCTCAAAGTCTCCATCTATATTTACTTTTGGTGATTTTAGGATGGAAAGAGACTTCGGACAATCAACACTTTCCGCTAGTAGTAAAGACCTTCAGTTTGGCAGCTTTGATACACTTGAAACTCTTAAAGTAGACGATTTTAATCGACAAGAGACTAATTATATTAAGCCATCAGAACTTACTTTAAATAAGAAAGACCCTAAAACATATGCTTATTTTGGTTCTTTTTACTCTGAGTTAGTTGTCTCTTTTGACCACATCATAGAAAGATTCCCCTATGCAATTTTATCCTATGACAAAGTAAATATGACTGCTAATACAGTTATTGACTATTCTCAAAAAGTAGATGAAATTACTAAAATAAAAACTTCTACTTTTAAAATTCCTTTAGACAATATATGTAATCAAGGCAGTGTTAAATTAAACTCAGGAGGTACCGTAAATAATATATCAAGCCTTGCAACAAACACGGAAAATTACGCAATACAACTTAGCGGTTCATCAGCCATGCATGACATTTTAAGCTATTCTTTTTCTGCTGGAAGTCATATGGAATTTACCGTAGCTAATTACGTATTTAACAGCAACACATCCTCTAGTTCTGACCCTATATATATTAGACCTACTAAGAAAAAAATTTCAGAGTATAAAAACACTATAAGTACACTTGAAAATCAACTTCTATACGAAGAGATTTTTCTTATTCCAGACTTTGAGCTTTTAGATGGCACAGAAAACGAAGAGAGATTTTCTTGGCCGAAAAGCATAGATGGCTTTAATCCAGATATTTCAGGCTCAAAATATACAGATTACAGAGATGATTTATTAGACAAAGCTTCGCAGATTGATGATATTAAGACCAACATGATTCTTAGAACCATTGTTGGAGACAACTTTAAGGAGCTTGATACAGATAGTCAAATTTATAAAAAAATAATACAAGTTCATAATCACCAATTTGACCAACTAAAAAACTATATCGACAATATTGCCTACGCTCATCACATAACATACAATGGAATGGAGAGTGTTCCACCTAAATTTATGTTTAAACTTAGTCAACTTCTTGGTTGGAAATTATCAGATGGATTCTCAGAAGTTGATTTATTTGAATATCTTACATCAGATTTAGATGGAAATACAGAAAGCTCTCATTCGCATTTTAATGTTGAGATATGGAAAAGAATATTAATAAACTTAAACTGGCTTTATAAAAAGAAAGGTACTCGTGATGCACTTATATTTATTTTTAAGCTACTTGGAGCGCCAGATTGTTTGATAAGCTTAAATGAATTTGTATATGATATTCAAAAAACAGTTCAAGGTAATATAAGCTCCGTTAACCAAGCTTCTTTTAAAATAAACCCAAATGGCTATATAAATTATGATAACCAAATTGTTGAGTTTCAAGAAGGAGGCGAAGGTAGAGGAAATGGAGTTAAATATATTGACCAATGGAGACCAGAATTTGAGCCACTAAAAAGAATTGACAATATTAAGATTGTAACAGGAGATACTTCTGTTAATGGCTCTGCTAGTATTGTGAACTCTAAAGAGATTTCAATTTCACTCGACCCAGCAAAAGCAATAGAATGTGATGCCTTCGAGTGGTATAAATTATCTGGAACTTGTTGGACATGGGGTAGCTTAGCTCCTAATTTTTCAGCATTAACAGTACCATTTTTCTATACAATTGATAATTGTGAATTTGTACAACCAGAAGACATAGAAGATATGACTTTCGAGCAATATATTGATTTTGTGTATAGAAATAGTATAGACCCAAGAGACCGTAAAACAAGAGCTGTAGGGCACACGGGTTTCCACTATCATACTCTTAGAAAAATATATTTAAACTATTATCTTTTATCGGACCCCAAATCGAACCAACTTACATTTAAAGCTTTAGACCAGTTTATAAATCTACTAGAAGTACAACTACAAGATTACTTAACTCAGCTTATTCCTGCAACTACAATAGTAGAGAGTGAAGGAGTTGTTTATAGAAATACTACATTTAATAGACAAAAATACGTTTATAAAGAAGGTATTGACCGTGGTTCGGAGTTTCAAGTTAAACTTCCTGTTCAACCAGTTGATATAATAGTTCCAGCAGAAATTGGTTTAACAATTGATGAGACAATAAAAAATAAAATAATTCCAGCAGAAATAAATTTAAATATTGCAGACGAATTAAAAGATGATATCGCATCTCATGATATAAAAACTATTGTGAGTGATGAGTTAAGTGATTCAATACCTTCTTTTGAACTACTTATAAATATTCAGCCTGAAACAACTAACACAACAATTGTTGGTACACATGGTGTTGTACCAACTCTTATTAATACAATAGGGAATTAATGAGTGGATTAGCAATATACGAAAGAGCTTCAAGCTCTGGAACAAAAAATAGTGTTCAACAAGTATTTTATAATAACAAATGGGTACAAATGGCTATGCCAGATACAAAACCATTTACATTTAATGTTCCTCAAGGAAATATTGTTGGTGGCACAGAAAATTATTACGCTCAAATTCCTGATGGTATATTTACATCTATTGCAAGACCTTTTTTTAGGTTTTCATATACAGGAAATACTGACTCTTTTTCTAATGAAGTAAATATTATACACAATATATATGCCATAGATTTTACTTCATATCAAAATTTTACAAACGTAGAAGAAGTTAAAACAGTACTTCAAACACCTGTTTTATCTATTTCGGCAAATACAAGTGGATTTACAGATTCTGGGTTTATATATGATTTTCAGCCACCAGAATACTATAAACAATTAGGTAATTTTAAAAAAACTTTACTCCAAGATAAAGGACAATATTTTATTACCTCAACATTTTCATTTAATTGGGATAAAAGCCGTGATGGTATACCTCCTTGCATAGACCGATTTTTTATTAACGAAAATGGAGTTGCAGAAGAAGGAATATATCAACAGGTTGAAAAACTAGAAACTTACCCTAACACACATGTTATATCTGCAGAAACTAACAATTTCTCTGGAGCAACTGTGCAAGGGAGATATTTCACTTTTTTTACGATACCAAATACCCCACAAATTATTCTTCCAACAACTGGAGTTACAAACTCTTTGTCGCCTATATTTGAATTTTCAGAAGCAGCAGATGGAGATGAAACATTTGTAGAAATAAGCTATAATACAAGTGATACAGAATTTGAAGGAATAATTAACACTTATTATTTTACAGGAGTTTTTCGGAACACAGGTTCACTAGTTTCTAAATCTCAAAATTTTACCTTATTAAATAATAGAGAGTTTATTTTTAGAATTGGAAACAGAAAAAATTTACTTGACATTTTTGGAGTGAAAAGAAGCGTAGTAACATATTCACAAACAAAAATTGCTCAAACTCCAGATATAATTTCAACTACCACCATAGAAGCTGAATCAGATTATCCAGGCAATAAAAATATTCCAGAGCCAGGTGTACCACCTTCTGTTGTGCTTGCTGCATCTGACCCAATAGGGAATCTTGTATTAAGCGGAACTGTTTCGGGGAGCACAGTTACTGGGGCAACAATAACACTTAAATATCCTTCTGGGTTTGAGACACAACAACTTACTGATACCTTTGGTAACTACAGTTTCTCAGGTCTTAGTGTAGGGACTTATGGTCTTATAGCTGACTATAGGGGATACAAAATAGAAACTAAAACTGTTAACCTTGTCGGAAATACAAATTTCGGATTTAAAATTAAACTTATTTGGGGAAATAAATTTGATACTTTAGGTGATATTGGCAATGAGATTATCGGTGAAAACTAAAAGATAAACTATTTATATATAAAATTAACAATGGCAACAGGACAACTTATATTAACAGGAAACACTATATTTGAAGGTGTTGATATTATTAATGACCAATTTAGTGGTACAGCAAACTTTAATAATGTTGTCTCTAGTTCTTTAACTGCTACAACATTTTATTCAGGAACAACCGAACTTAGCACTTTGCTTATAGGAGGTACAACTGGAACCTCAGGAGACCTTTGGTCAGGGAGTACAGGAATAAATTCTGTGCGAGCAAATAATGGTTCAGGAAACTTAGCAAGCGGAAGCTATAGTCATGCTCAGGGCTTTAATAACACAGCAAGTGGAAATCTAGGTTCTCATGCCGAAGGCTATAAAACATCAGCTTCAGGAACTATCGCTCATGCAGAGGGTCAATCAACAAAAGCTTTTGGAGTCCGTTCTCACGCAGAAGGATGGTTAACAATTGCATCTGGGGCTACATCGCACTCCCAAGGAGCTTATACAACCGCAAATGGCGCATATTCACATGCAGAAGGCAAATTTACAAAAGCCTTAGGAACTTATTCTCATGCAGAAGGTCAACAAACAAAATCTATTGGATATAATTCTCATGCAGAAGGTAAAAAAACAATTGCATCTGGAGATACTTCACACTCTCAAGGGGCTTATACAATAACAACTGGTGCATATTCACATGCTGAAGGTAAATCCACAATAGCCGCAGGGACTTATTCTCACGTAGAAGGATATATTACAACAGCTTCAGGAAATGCTTCTCATTCAGAAGGAAAAAATACAATAGCCTCAGGGACTTATTCTCACGCAGAAGGACAAAGAACATATGCTACAGGAAATATATCACATGCAGAAGGTGGTCACTCAACAGCAAGTGCCCTAGTTTCTCATGCAGAAGGAGCTTATACAACGGCAAGTGGCGAGGGTTCTCATGCAGAAGGCTTATATACAACAGCTTCAGGAAATGCTTCTCACACAGAAGGAAAAAACACAATTGCAGCAGGGACTTATTCTCATGCAGAAGGACGAAACACTATAGCTTTTGGACTAAATTCTCATGTAGGTGGTTATGGAAAAATATCCAACAAAGTAAGTGCATCTGGAACTAGTGCTTTTAATCATTCTGAAATAAGCAATTCATTTACAGGAGATGGAGCAGCAGCAAAGCAATCAGCTATACTTGGTGGATACAATCATTCAATTCCAGCAGCATATTCAAGTGCTGTAATTCTTGGCGGCTCTGGAATAACAGCCACTGCTCAAGCCACAGTATACGTACCTGATTTTACAGTTGTTAATTTACCATCAGTTACAGACCTACAAACAAATGCCAACGGTCTACTTATTGACGGTGCATCTGACATCACACTTAAAGATAATATCCAAAACCTAACGGGAGCACTTGATAAAGTAGCCTCACTTCGTGGTGTATCATTTAATTGGAAGAAAGAAGCTAATATGAAAAATGGGACTGTATTTGGACTTATTGCACAAGAGGTTCAAAAAATAATTCCAGACCTTGTAAGACCAAGAGTAGGAGATAAAGATAAACTCACGCTTGACTATAAAGAACTTATACCATTTTTAGTAGAAGCAATTAAATCCCTCGAAAACAAAAACAAAGTTCTTGAAGAAAGAATTAATAAGTTAGGTGGTTAATTTTACTGTCCTTGACTAAGACCTAAAAAGTCTTGATTTAGATTGATTCCCGTTCTTTCTTCTTTAATATCAACATTACCATTAGAAAACTGTTTCTTGCGAGTAAGTAAGTTATATTGTTTATATAGATTATTGTTGTCGTCAAACTGAGAAAGTATACCTTGTTCTAAGTCTATTGTAGAATTTCCAAAAAGGCCATAAGACAAGGTTTTAACTGTTTGGTCAACCATTTCCACCTCAATCATTCTAGGGTCAAAAAAGGTATTTGATATAAGAATTTTTTGCCCACTATTACCAAGATTTGGAGCAGATGCGTTTGAAATAAGACTTATTTCATCAGGAGTAAGAGTAAGAAATAAATTATTACCATTAGGGTCAATTACGTAAGTCGTAGAAGAAGCTTGAGAGTTAGAATTGTTTGTACTAACACTTACTAGTTCTGTACTAGTAATAATTCTGTGAAAATTTTTAACTTTGACTCCATTGTTATCAAAATATTCTATTTGATAACCTGTAAGAGCTCCTGTAGTCTGGAAATTAAGTTTAGGAATAACAATGCCTTTTTTAGATATTTGAAGCCCATTGGCATCATTAGTAACAACGAATGAACAATTTATAATTTCAGTTTGAAATGATTTAGGTTTAACAAGAATCGTGTAAAATCCGAGTTTATTAAAGGTGGTAGCTGGAAGCCTAAGTTTATATACTCCATCAGCACCTATAAGTTTCCTGAACTCATTATTTGTAATCGAGTTATACAAAGGCTGCATTTGAACATCCCCAATTGTTTCTCTGTCTTTTGCAAATGCAAATAAAATATCAACATCGTCAAATGTTACATTAGCAAGTTTAACCGAACCATATATACCTGTAGCCATATCTTTTTTTTATAAATATTATTAATTTTTTTTCTAACTCAAAGTAAAAGAATCAGCTTGAAATTGTAATTTTAACGGAATAGGGATATCATTAGATAAAACCCCTGTTACATTTAAGTGAATATTTCTATAAGCGGGAGTTGTCAACATAGCAAGCGAGAGTGCGATACCACTTAATGGGGTTCCTGTTGAATCTAAAGGTACTTCTGCAAAATTGTGAACCCAAGATGCATATGCATCTTTCCACCCTTGAGTTGGAGGACTTAATGCCTGGCCACCATTTACGAAACCTGTTGAAAAATCTTCATAACGATAACCAAGAGCAGAACTTACAAAAACTTTTCTAGAAAAAGTTATAAATAATTCACCAGATGGTTGACCATTTGAATCTTCAAAAGTTGGTTGCCATATGTTTATATAATAAATATGATTCCCAGGAGGTGGTGTTGTTTTATGTAATAATATTCTTATAATTTTATGGCTTGTGAGAATTTCTTTTGAAGAAGAGGCTATTTGAGGATTAACATATGATTCCTCTGTTGTTAATAATTCTACTGGTGGCCCTTCTACTCCAGGATTTAATGAAAATTCAAATGTTGATGTTACACTTGATACATTATAATTTTCAATAAAAGAAAGACCGTTAGATTCTCTTATTGTAGTTAAATTTATTTTTTTATTTAAAAATAAAAGTGTTTCTGGTGTATTTTCCATTTCTTAAAAATTATATGTTAAAAAAATTTTCTTCAATTATTAAACCTTCTTGTGGGAGGTCTGATTTATAAGTTCCAAAATTCATAAAAGAACCGTCTGGATTACGTTTTTTATAAATTGGCTCAGATGGTTGATAGACATCTTTCATAGTACATCCATTGGCAACAAAACTAGCGTAAGCCGAATTTGCTAAATCAACAAAATCATTCCAAGCTGTCACATCATCACCTGGGTTTTCCCAAGAATCAAAAATCCTTTCATCTACAAATTCTAATTCATCTGAAAAAACAAAACACTGCCTCACAGAAAGTGGCACATCTGACCAAACATCATTTTCTTCACTTAAATTATTTAAGTCAACAAACCCTTGTGAAAACTCATTATTTTTAATTAAAACATTTTCTATATCACCATTTGATACTTGTAAAGATATTTGAGGTGATGACCTTCTTAAATAAACATCTACATAATAACTATCTTCTTCAGTTGTTGTAACTATGTTATCAACTAGTTTATTTAATCTGTTTGAACCCATTAAGCTTTGTGGAGAGCCACTAAATTGTGCAGGAATTCCGTCTGCTGTTAAATAGTTAAAATTATGGTCTAAAACACTTAAAGAGGTTGTTCCTGTAAGGTTTTGATTAATAACAGAAGTAGATGTTTGAACTCCTAAAGTAACAGTTGTTTCGTAAAACTCTTTAAAAATATCAGCTAATTTTTTATCTGAATAAAAAACTTCTCTGTATTGAGAATCTGTTGTATTTGCATTAAGATATATATAAAATTCATTTATAATGATATTATTTTTTTCATCATTAAGAAAAGCTCTAACGTTAAATTCATTTACTACTCCGTCACCTAAAGCATCTTGTGTATGAGATAAATAACCATTGTTTACTTGTAAGTCTGAACTTATAGCAACACTAGTTCCTGAAAATCTAGGATTTATGAATATTTTATGAGTTTGCATTAGCTGTTGATATCAATTGAAAATTTTGCTGCTTTAGAAATTGCAACAGACATAGTAGGTAAAGTTTCTGTTTCGTCTTTAAGTTTTAAAATAGTATTAAAAAAATCAAATTCTATATAAAAAGGATTAAATTCCTGTCTTTCAATTGTAAAAACACTTTCATCTTTTTGTACATCTACATACTGTGACATTTCCTCTGTTTTATATAAATCTAAAGTAATATAAAAATCATTTGGAGGAGTTAACAGCAATTGGCTTCTGTCATTTGACAAAAAACCAACTCCATCAGGAAAGTTAGGTAAATCTGTTTTTCTTATGTCTGCGTATAAATTTACTTTCATTAGTTAAAAAATGTTTCATCAATTATTAAGTCACCAGTTGGAAGGTCTGAACTATAGGTAACAGGACCAACATCAAAGAAGCTAGAGTTTGACAATCCAATGCTTCCTGGTGGATTAAAATCAAATGTTCCAATACTTGACTCTGAATCTATATTAATATCTAAATTAATCCAGTGTTTTTGATAAAAAAATGTAAAATCATTTTGAATAGTTACAATGGAGTTATTTGGAGTTATTTCTATTGTATCATTTCCATACTCTATAAAATTACCTTCACCATCCAAAAAAACTAATTGTTGTGCAAAAACTTGAGAATTAAATAAATTGCTGCCTCCATTTTGTGCAACAATATATACAAAATTTCCTGGATAATCTTCAAGAGAGATAAGATATTTACCATTTTTTTTACCAAAAACATTTTTACCAAAAAGACCCGTTGGAGAAGAATTAACAGATGCTACTTGTATTGTAAGTCCCGTATCTCCATAAGCAATTAAAGATAAATTATCACAATCTGCTACAGATGATGAAATTTGCCCGTATATTCTAAAATCTCTTGACGTATTTCTTTCATTACGAAATTGGTCAGCAAGATTAAAATTATTATCAAAACGTTCTTTCTTTAATTCATTAAAAGAACGCTCAAGAGTCAAATTAATAAAAATATCTTCATTAGACTTGTCTATAGTATTTTTTGAACCTAGTAATATTTGCTTTATATCTTTCAAAATTTATTAAATTAAGGATTTGGAACTTCATTTTCAGCATCCCCTACTCTTTTAAAAGGAATTAGTTGTTTTTTGCCGTTATCAAACGTCTTATTTGCGCAATTAGGCACAATGCCCGTAGGTTCAAAGTGGGAGCGTTGCCAATTACCTTCAAATTTATTTACTCCAGAATTGTTATCACTACCATGAGTAGGATTTATAAATCCCATTCCATCAATAGCTATTGAATGTTTTAACATTTTTTCTTGGTCAGAACCGCCAATATTTAAAACTACATTAAACAAAGAAGCAGGAAGTTTAAAATCATCTAAACATTGAAGTCCTGAATCGTTTGTTATTGGAAACACATTAGATACAATAGGGGCTGTAATTAATGTACCATTAGCATCATAAATAGGGTATGACATAAATTTAAGCATCCCATTTTCGCTAAAAAGTTTTCCTACTAAATTGTTATAATGAACATTTTCTTTAGTATATGTTGAATAAAAATAATTTGTAGAAATATCATTCCAATAAGAAACTAATTTAAAAGTAGGCTCTGAACCTTCTTCTCCCACAGGGAAAGAAAGGTTAATTTTATTAGCTATTTGATTAGATGCATCTGTAACATCTAAGAATGTATTTACATTAAACTTAGAAGAATATGGATATGATTGAGTATACTTATCATAAATTATACCTGCTACTCCAGGATGAGAAACATATCTATTTATATCAGCAGGGTCTGAATCCTGAGTACCTGCTGGTAAAACTTTACCAGAATTAGTTATATGAAAAATGTTATTAATAAAACCATCATGTTCATTTGCTTTTGTCTCAGTTCCAACATCTTTATAAAAATTAATTCCATGAAAACTTATACGATAACTCGCTTTTTCAAATGTAGACAGATTATCATTAAAACCATCGTTTGCAGGAAGTTTTAAAATTGGTTCCACATCAAGTTGAAAATCATCAATTGTAAAAATTTCAACTTTATTAGAGCCAATTACTCTCCCTTTAAATTCAGCTGGAAAAAGTCCAAGATTAGTAATGTGCAACTCGACTCTTTTTAATGTACTAAATTCAGAACTAGTTCTAAAGCCATCGCTCACAGGAGGTTCAGCACTCAAAAAATTATCTTCAGCAGTAGTTGTTTGAGCAGCTCTGGCTCCTTCGCCAATCCAAGTAAAAAACATATTGTCACCACCTGGACCAGTTTCTTGAATTTTAGGTTGAACGATTTGACTATCTCCCTTCCCTTCTCCTCTTTGTATATACAAACTTTGAATATCAAGTGACACAAATTGTTTAACAAAAGGAGGCGAAACGTCAACTATTTTAGCTGGCTCTATTATTCTATAAAGCTCTAATCCTTCCTCTTTGAGATTTAGGTCTTTAGCTTCTAAAGACATCGCCATATCATTTCGAAGACTTTGTATATTTGTAACAGTGCCATTATAATCGCTGACAGACTCAAACCCCAAGAGTTCAGAACCTTTTGATAAAAACCCATTTTCATTTTTAACATCAGGCTCAAAAACAAGGTCAAAATCACTAAACAAACCGTCGTTCCTAAAATGAAAGGTTCTCATCCAACCTTCTGGTTTAATCCAATAAGCATAACCACACTCCATTCTTTGATAATGCTCTCCATTTACTACATGAGATATTCCAGCAGGCACCTCGTGTTGAGAACCATTACCATAATTAGGACTATATCCATTAGCATATGTTTCACCCCACGAAACTCCTCTTTCATATTTATACACAAAACTATTAGTTACACGCTTAGAGAAATGATTTGGTATGGGTGCCCCAAAAACAAGTTGAGCCCCAAACCCTCCTGAACCACCTCCTCCTACAGCGCCTATTAAGTCTCCATCTGAAAATTTTGGGTATTCTATTGCTGTGTTTCCATTAGGAAGTTTTGGAATTATTGGTATCCTCTGAGTTGGCATAGCTGGTATGCTATAGGTACTAGGATATGTGTGGTCCCAAGGTTTTTCATATGGCCACATACCTATTCCTGATTCAAAAGTGTTAGTGTTTGTTTCAAACACAGGTGCACCATTTCTGTTTAAATGATAATGGTCTCTAGTAATTGCTCCTTCGGGTAAAAAATCTCTTTGAAGACCTGTTGATTTAAAAATAGTATCTTCGTTAATATAAGAAATTTTAAACTGATAGCCAGCAAGCCAAACACCACGATTTGATTCTCCTCCATTAGGATGATTGCTATCTCTAGGAACACCTTCTTTATCTGTTCTATAGCCATTAGGGTCATACATATTTGCAGGAAGCTTAAAAACAGTGTAATCGTCATTTCTCATTTGAACCTTAGATTTACTAACAGCAAATTCTGTAAACCAAGCAAGTTGTTGATTTTCATCTCTGTTTTCTAAAGTTTGTTGTATTTCTACAATTTCATGCCCTTCAGTTGGATATCCTTCTTTGGACATATCTCTAACTTCTATAGTGAGAGGTGCATCTATACCATCTTCAATTGCTAGAGCTCTTAAGCCCTTCCCTTTGTATGCCATTGGAGGCACATAATAAGTTGTCCATTTACGTAGGTCTAAGTTTACATTTATGTTTAATTCAGTATAGCCGCTTTGATTATTTCCCCAAGCAGGAACAATATCCACAGGTATTTGTCTAAAAAAATATGCTGGAACTTCATCGACATTTGGTTTACCAAAACCTGGAAATGCAAACCCTCTATTGTTTGATATTTCATCTTTTGTAAGACCCTGTTTTAAAAGGTCTACTTCAAATATTAATACCTGAGAACCAGTAGGTGCATTATGAATTATAAATTCTCCATTTTCGTTTGTCTGTGTGATGTGTTTAAACTGTTCTGGGACTGAAGTATATCCAGAGCCTGATTGTAAAAATTCATTGTCAAGACTAATAGATTCCGTGTTAAAAAAATCAGATTCTGACATAGCACCTTCACTGAGGTTTAACACAATTCTATTTCCATCATTATCAACAGATGTTGTTGTTGGAAATGCGTTTGACTCATTAAAAATTCCAATTGGAACATTACTTAATGGTATGTTGATAAATTCGCCATTTGCATCTTGTATCTTTTGTTTGGCTTCAAGTTTTCCAAAAACTATTCCTGTGCCAGCTTCTTGTATAGGCATGCTTTGAAGCGGGTTATTATAAATGCTAAGTGTATCTAATGTTTTATATGTTCTATTAAGATTTACATTAACGAACATATCATCAATCTCAGTGTTTTCAAAAAACACATAACTAGTATTTTGACCATTGGCCAAATTTAACATTTTACTTTTAAACCTTGATTCAAGTCTTCCAAGTTCAGCTAAGCTAAGTACATGGTCTATGGTTGATGAATAAGTATATCCAGTAACAGTTAAATTTGGTGCAAGTTCATTTATGTTACTTGAGTTTAATCTCCACACTTCACTACCACCAGCATATGTTTTTAGAGAAACTGGGTTACCAAGAGTATCAAATTCAACAAATGCAGGCAATTTATCAACAGAATTATCAGCTAATTGTGTATCAAAATAAGAAATTGTCGTTCCTGTTCTGGATTGTTTTAAAAGTAATTTTTCCTGCATCTTAAGAGCCTTGTTTTTATAAATATAAGAACAAATTTTTTTGAAATAAAGATGAAAATTAAAAATGACCTCCCTAAACCGTTTGAAACAAAAAGTAAATTTGAGTTAGCTTACGCGTACCCGCACATCTTTATTTTGAAACTTCACTTCAAATAATGAAATGGGAGTTGAAAATAAAGCATTATCTCTAAAGACTATTTCTGTTCTAACAACACCTGTGTCTGAATCTGTTGTTTGTTCTCCTATTGCTTGGTCATGTATAGTACTTGAGTAACTTCCAAATTGCATATTATAAAGCCTTATATCAACCACATTAATAACGCCTGGAACATCGCGTATTATATCATTTATTTGAGAAATATATACATGTTGATTCATTTGCCAATTATCAACATTAAAAAAGTCATTAACTACATTAATAACATTTGCTTTAACTTCAGATGCATTGAAAGTTCGGTCAACTAAAATATCTAGCTCTACTTGTAAGTTAACAACTTTTCCATCATTAATTTCCACAAAATCATTTAACATCCTAAACGGAACTAAATAATTTTGAATATTATTTTTAATAACAGATGTAGATGATGTAACAATTTTTCCATTACCATCTCTCGACAGAACATACAGCTTAATTTTATTGTCTTCCACTTTGCCAAAAGTTCTAAAAGGAGCTCCAAATTTACCTGGTATCTGCTGAGCTCTAGAAATATAATCATCAAGAGTAACACATCTTTCTTGAGCTGCGTAATTTGCAGCAATAAATTGTTTAATCTCTTCAGCAATAGGTAATCCAACGCCACCAAGTGCTGGGATTGGATTATTTGCTCTTGTTGAAGAAATTATTGTTTGATTAATAGCTGGGTCTGCTCCGAGTATTACTGCGTTAATATCGCTAACTGACTGAAGCGTGTTGGCTCCCACATTGGAAAGTTGACCGCCTCCTACACGATATTTTACAAAAACAGTTGTATTTGGCTCTACTTTTTCTCCAAGAGCATTATTATCTAATAATGCAGAAACATTTAGAGTATCTAAACTATCACAATTGGTTACATTTGTCATATTAGTAAGAAAACCATCAAATGCAGCAGCACCATCTGAACCTGAACCAAATGTGAGTCGACATTTACCATTTGGCAAAAATTCTTTTATGAATCTTTGAGGTACTTCTTTATAATTGCCTGACTTAATACCACTAGAATCACTACCTATGCCTTCATCAACAAAAATTTTATTCTCAGGCAAATAATTTACTTCATAAAATTTAAGGTTATCATCATTAAATTCTTTAAAGGTAGGGTTTGTAGAAATACCAGTTGTGCCTTTAATGATTACAGACATAATTTCAAGCACATTAGACTCAGGTAGCGTAAGTTGAAAAAACGGACCAGCTTCATCTGTGGTTATTTCTTTTTTAAATATCTTAGTGACACCTGCTTTTATTTTTTCTCTCTTTATAATACGGTATCTTATTAAGTCTTGATTTCCATTAAGTATAGGCTCTATAATACGATTAGCAATTCCATCTTCAGAAAAATCGTTTGTAAAATCTATTTCATTAACAGTTTCAAATACTTGGCCAGCACCTTTAACTTTAACCCCTGTTCTGTACAAAGGGAGATAACTTACATCTGGACCATTTGAAGTAGTTGGAACTTCAATAATAAAATCAGAGATTGTTACTGCTGGTCTAACTCCAGGTATTTTATACCCATGAGTCTTTGCTAATCTATAAATTGAATTTCTTTCTTGAGCAGAATCGAGAAATAACTCATTAAATTTTTTATCTGCCACATAAGACAGAAGGTCGGCAACATATGCATTTAGTTCTAATATTGCCATACCAGGAGAAGCAACATTAAAATCTTGCCACTGCTCAGGAAAAAAAGTTTTAAGATATTGAATAAGGTCCTCTCTTATTGTTGCAAAGTCTCTACTTAAATATGTAACTTGCTGTTTTGCCATATGCTATTAAATTTCAAGATTCACAGATATACTAACTGAATCGGATACACCTCCTAGTTCAATTATTGAATAAAAAATTTTAGTTTCTAAAACATGTGTTTCTTCAGTAAATACAAATACAATTTTTTTAATTTCTATTTCATGAAAAAATTTATCTATTTTTTCAATAAGAGCCTCTCTTAAATTTTCTTCTGCAATTTCATCCCAAACTTCCATAATAAAATCGAAAAGAGGAGAAAAAAAGGAATGATTCATAACTCTTTGCCCTCTCTTTGTTGTAAGCAAAGAAATTAAGTTAGACTTTACAGAATCTTGTGACGTTGAAGTTGTTTTAAATACTCCACCAGTGTTAGTCTCTGAAAAAGGAAATTTGATACCTATTGATGCCATGTTATAGCCTTATTTTAAATATAAATAGGGCTTTAAAAAAAATAAACAGAAACCGCTTAACAAAAAACAATTAATGCAACTATTTATAGAAAACTAAATTCAACTTTTAAATAATGGGAAGTATCTTTCGAATTTATCCTAGTCGCTCAAACACGATTGCTTCTGGCAACTTTGCTAGCTTTAATTCTGGACAAAATGCTGTCAGTGAACTTTGGTATGGAGGTGGAGGTGCTGGGGCTAAAAAAAATTCTATAAGTCGCTTTATCATGAAGTTTGACCTTACGGATTTACAATATAAAATTAACCAAAAAGACATTAATCTTTCCAACATTACATCTATAAAGTTGAAAATGACAAATGCAATACCTAGAGATAAAGTGCTTTGTCCAGAAAAAGGAGATATCATATTAAACAAAGCAATAGCTGCATCTTTTGACCTTGTTTGTTTTCCTATAAATAAAGAGTGGGATGAAGGTCGTGGGTATGATATGGTTCAAGAAGCTTTTGTTGTAAAACAAGCAGGTAACCCTCTTATTTCTGGATATTCTAATTGGAATTCAGCTACTTCTCTTGAAAATTGGAACTTTCCTGGTATATATGAAAATCCTGCAATAGATTCTGGAATTCTTCAATATACTGGAAATACAAACTTTAAAGGTTTAGAACTTACAAAAACTGGAGCAACAACTCCAACAACATATCAATTTGATATATTTTCATCAACAACACTTAATACAAATTTATCAGCTACCACAATAGGAAATGATACTACAATATATTTTAATCCTAATTCTGGTTCAACAACTGCAATAACAAACACTAACAATTCTGTTTTAAACTCTTTTGTTGGTACCACAAGTGTGCCCGCGAACACATCTCTTATAGTTCACCATAACCTCAATTCCCCTGTAATATTTGCTCAAGTAATTGACACAGTGTCTGATGAACTTTTATTGTTTTCGGAAATATCTGGGTACACTGACAATAGTTTTGTATACAAAACTTCTAATGCCTTAAGTTCAGCTAAGTTTGTTGTATTTGGCGGACAAAAAAGTGGAACTACAAACATAGATGAGTTTTCAATAACAACTGGCGTTACAGCAAATAATTCATTTACAGTTAATCATAATTTAGGTACAAAAAGTGTTTATGTATCTCTTGTTGACACAGATACAGATGAAGTTGTATATGCTTTAGTGTCTGGATATACTAATAATAGTGTACAAGTAAAATCAAATGTAACAGTACCTAATTTAAAAATTAATGTATTCGGTGGCTCTGGCACAGCTATTGGTAATTCTGTTAGTTATTATTCTGAAGTGGTATCTCTTGTGGGAAATGTTGATAAAATAATTCAACACGATTTAGGGACTTCTGACATTACTATAGAAGTTGTTGATGTGGATAGCAATGAAAAAATATATACTGATGTATTAAATTATACCACTACTTCAGTAACTATAAATTCAACTACAAATGTTAACGCAGTTAGGGTAAACGTTATGGGACAAGGAGTTGGAACAACTACAACATCTTTACTTGCTAATAAAGATGTGCATGCAAATACCACAGTGTTTACAAATTATTCAGAAACTATAAACATTACAGGAGGTACACCATTCGTAGTTAACCATAATTTGGGTTCCAATATCATATTTACACAAGCAATTGACACAATAAATAACGAACTTTTATTGTTTCCAGACATATATAATTATACAAACAATGCATTTACTTTCAGCGCAAACACTAATATAAATGGAGTTAAATTTGTTGTACTTGCTGGACAAGAAAGTGGGACTACAAACATAGATGCTTTTAACCTTACCACAGGACTTACTGCAAATACTCCACTTACTATAAATCATAACTTAGGTACAGATAATATTTATGTAAAACTTACAGATATTACAACTGACGAAGAAGTATTTGCTTTAGTTTCTGGATACACAACTAATAGCGTAGAAATAAAATCAAACGTTAATGTTGATAATATTAAGGTTGGTATTTTTGGAGGTTCAGGACCAACTACAGGAGATTCTGTAAGCTATGTAACTAAAATAGTAGATTTAACAGCAAATACTCCAACTAGAATAATTCACAACCTAGGAACTTATTGTGTGGGTGTTGAAGCTATTGACCTTACAACAAATGAACTTATCATACTTGATACAACAGAATTTTTAAGTAATTCAGTGGATATCACTTCATCAATTAATATCTCAAATGTACAAATTAATATCATTGGAGATGGGGCAGGAAGTTCTATTTCAACAACTACATACTATCCAACAACATCAGAAATTTCAACATTATTACAAAATAATTCTGAATTTTCAGGATTAGGTGTTGAATTAGGAAGCGGAACATCTCAAACTATTTTACCTAATGATAAATTCGCTTTAAGTGCAACCACAGCTGTGTCTGGATTTACGTCTTCAGCTTTATGTTCTTCACAACATTTTCCAATAGGAGACGAAAATATTAATATGGATATTCAAAACTTAGTTTTGTCATGGCTTGATGGAAGCAGAGATAATAATGGTGTTGGTATAGCATATAAAAGAGAATATGAACTTATATCTGGAAATACAAGATTTGTTTCATCATTCTTCACAGAAAAAACAAACACAGCATGGAAACCATATATTGAAATTTCTTATAATCAAACCATAAAAGATGACCGTAAAAACGTTACTAACAATAGAGTAAGCAAGTTATTCTTATATACATTCTCTGGAAATAACTTTGTTAACTATTATTCTGCTGGTACTGTAACAATTAAAAACTCTACAGGAGCAGACTTTATTACAGGACTTATTCCACAACAACTCCAAAAGGGTGTTTATTATGTTGAAGTTAATATGTCATCTGCACAACGTGGACAAATATATAAAGATGTTTGGAATGACATTACATTTGTTCCAGGTATGGACAAACAATCTATTACACAAACATTCCAAATACAAGATAACTTTTTTACTAACCCACTTCAAGCTCCACAAGTAAATGAATACAGTTTATCAACATATGGAATAGATGATAATTCTATTATTTCAAATGATGAATTATTAAAAGTATTTGTCGACCTAAGAGTAAATTACAGTACCAAAACGCCAATTACCCCATACGATGTTAAATATAGAATGGTAATGAACAATCAAGAAACTGTCATACCTTGGACTTCTATAAGTCAAGCAATAATAAATAAGAAAAAATCAAACTTCTTTACTATTGATACCTCATGGCTTTTACATAACCAGCAATATCAAATTCAATTCAAAATAAATGAATTTGGAACGAATAGAATTGTAACTGGGGAAGAAATTAACTTTAGAGTTATGAGAGAGTTTTAAATATCTCTAATTTCTGCCAAACATTAGTTCACTCTAATATGGTTTGACACCAAGCCGTGAATAAGACCTTCTCCACTTGAAGGTAATCTATATTCGCTTAATTTATCTGAATCAGAAGTAGTAACTAGTGGCTTCTGAGGTGTATGAATATGGTTTAATACAACATTTATAATTAAATCTAGTAACTTTATCAATTCATCGCCAAATACCACTGGGTGAAGTGTATTTGCGAGTTCTCCAAAAGACTTAAGGTCTTTATTTGATTCATATGTCAACATTTCACTTGGGTTTCTAAATTTTCCTCTTGGAGAATATAAATTTATGTTTGTAGAAATTAAATTAGACTGTGAAAATGAAGGCAATAAATCTTTCTCTATTTTTTCTTTATCTTTACTTGTTATAAATAATTTAATATCAGATTTTACAAACTGTTTAATTTGAAATTTTCCTGGATTTTCTGTATTCTCATCAAGAGTTTCTGGAATAAATTTTCCAGCAATAAGAATTGCTTCCCTTGATTTGAGTATAAGGTCAGCATCATCTCTTCCTTGAATAGCTACATCGCTTGGTCTAGGAAATAATTTTTCAGCATCCGTTTTATTTATAGTATTTTGATTACTATAAAATTTAGTAATATCAAAAGTTTTATTTGCTTCAGGATAAGATTGAAATTTGAGTTGTGGTTTAGATGTAATTATAGGACCCATCCAATATCTTGGTGCAGAGTTATCTTCTGGATTCTCCATAATAACGTACACCATTTCTCCTTTTGAAGGCATTACAAAAAAGAATTGTGGCATCAAACGCTGACAAATAACAAGCTGTTCAGTTGAGACATTACGGTCACGACCTCCGCTTATTTTATTATTTTCATCTAGAGATAAAATTCGAGCAGTTATCCTGCCTTGTTCAGTCGGGTCGTTAGCATTTACCACTTCAGCTGGATACACATTTCTAGTTCGAAAAGTACCAGACGTAGCAGTATTATCTTGGCTAAAAGTACCAAGGTTTGCTCTCATTAAATCATCTAAACCCATTATTTTTTTGCTTTTCTATAATTTTTTCCCTGAGAATATTCTCTTTAACTTCAAGTACATCAATTTCTTTAAGTATTTTATCCACAACAGCAACACGTTCTATTTTGTTCTCTATTATTTTTTTGATTTCATCAAGTAATTCTTTATTAGTTCTATTTTTCATAATATTTATCTTGGCACTCCGACTCCTGAACCGTTTGACACAACAGACCCAATGGCTGTAACAGGCCCACCAGCATTAGCTCCAACTCCTTGAATTGTTGCACCTATATCAGTTGCAATATCTACTCTCATGTCGCTTTGAATTGAATCTACAAATTCTTCCGTCATTACTTTAACTAAATTTTCCATAACATTTGGAGCTCCTCCAACAAGAGGCCCTGTCGGAATGCCAATTTCATCAAATCTAGAAATTATAGATGCAGACAAAATTTCCGCACTCAACCCAGGTCTTGCTTTCGCCGTTAATATTTGAAATATAGACAAACGTGGTAAAGGTATACGGTCTTGCTGCAAAAGAAACAACATAAATGATGCAATCTCTTCTGCTTTGTTTAATTCGTCTTTTATCTTTATACAGGCCATTATACGTTTGTTATATTATCAATATTAGGTACTATAGAAGAAAGAGAACTAAGAGCGGTCTTATATTTTCTCAATCGCCCTGCGGCTCCTGTTATGCTACCAAACTTAAATTGAGACTTAAGTTTTTCTGCTTTACGAATCGCTCTTTCAATAGCTAACCTTTTTAAATAGTTAACAGCAAATGATTTAAACTCTTTAATCGTAAATATTAAAATAACCGACACAAGTTCACGATACATTTCATTTGAAAGCTCAAAAGCAAATGCATGGTCAACTCCTGAAGTTGAACTACCACAATTTTCGGCAACAGTACAAGTTGGTTGTATAAAATCACTGAGACTAAGTTGAATACCCCCTGGTTGTGATGTTATATAATTAAAAACAGGTACAATATGAGGAGAAACAAGTGTAGTTATATTTGACAATAACTTTTCTAACATTATACGATGAAAATTTTTACCACCAGTAGCTGCATTTTTTTCATTATTTATTTTCTGAATTTCACCTTGAGTATAATTTACTACATTTTGTATAGTTTGTGCATTAGTACCCAAAGGTGATGAGCCTGTTAATGTTTGTGTTCCACCTCCAGTGAGTAAAAAACCAGGTTCAGAAGGTAATTTTATTTTTGAAGTTTGACAATTAACCATAATTTCTACTTGTCCTTTTTCAAGTTGTTGTCTAAGTTTAATACGATTAAATTCTACATCTTCATTACGCGAAATAGGAGGATTAGAGGTGCTAAACATTTCATCTCCACAAGTAGCTCCATCAATAAGTCTATTTCTTTCGGCTAAATTAGGAACAAGTATTTGTCCCGCAGGAGTATTTACTCCACCAAAAACAGAAAAGATAAGACTATTTGTGATTTCTTTTTTATTATTTGCAAGATATAATCCTCCAAACTGTGCTTTAAGTAAATCAAAATTAACTTTTTGTGTTGCTGCTATTTCTGTTGAAAGAAGAGGGGTTGCAAGTGGGGGTTGATTTAAAATTATATTTCTTTTAGCTAAAGAATAAGCAAAAGCATTAAGAACCGCATTTTCTAAAAATATGTTCTGTTCAGATAAAACTATGTCAATAAACTTATCAAATTGAGGTTCTGGAGGAATTCCCATAGTTTCCAATATTTTCATAAGATAATCAAAAGAAGATAATTGGTTTTTTTTTGGAATATTCCTATAAGGAAAAACAGGAAGAGCAAGCAAGCTTTGTATAGCTGAAACTTTAGAAGTTAGCTCTCCTTGGGTATCTGTAAGAACATTTGATATAGGAAGGTCTAAAGCCATTAATAATCTTCTTTTGGGTCTTCAGTCTGATTAGGAGATGACATATCCATATCATCACCTTCAAGGTCTTCTGTTTTAATTTGTTTTATACTCTCAATAAGCTGTTTTTTCTTAGCATCCCCAAATTCAATAGAAGCCGCCCCTACTTCATCATCTTTAAAAATAATACCTTTGAGTTTATCAGTCATACCAGCCATATCATTAGTACAATCTGATGCCATTTTTAAAAAAGAAGCAGTATTTCGCCCCATAAGAGCAAATTCTTCTGCAGTATCCATCATCTCATCTGCTTTTCGATACCTATCTAAAGCAAGTTCTCTTTCTTCATCTTTGTTCTTCATTAATTTTTCAATGAGAGCCAAATATACTTCTGGTGTTAATTTTAAGTTAGACATAGTTTTAATTTATGAACAACCCACCCACGAACTTTGCTAGATGAATGGATTTTCTTGTTTTAATTTTATAAATAAATAGCTTGACGAAAAAAAATAGCAGAATAATAAAATTATCTAAGCACTTTTTAATTTTTAGCCACTATTCAATATCTGTTAGTTTTAAAAAATCCTGTTTAACTAATTTATAGAAAATTCTAAAACGATGAAGAGAATAAGTAATATCTTTTGTTTGTAAACCTGTTCTTTCTTTTATTAGTTGATATACCTGATTTTTCTGATATACACCTATTATCTTATGGTTTGTAAAAATAGAAATTATTGCATCTCCAACTTGAATATCATTTTTAGATATATTGTCTTTGTTAATCTCTCTTTCAACCTCTTCTATTATATAATTAAACAAAGACAGGGATGAATCAAGGTCTGAAACTTCATCGAGTTCAACGGTTTCTTTGGAATCTGCCTCTTCTTTGTGGTCATTATAATCTAAGTTGGTTTGAAGAATTTTATCAAGCTCTTTTTTTTCTCCTAGCAAATAATGTTTAGCAATCGTTCCATAAAACGAAAATGACTTTGTATTTTGGCTAGGATTAAAATTAGCAAACTTACTATATACAAAAGTAAGACAATCATCATGGAGAGTTTTTATGTCTACCCCAGGTCTAAAAAGTCTATAATTAAATATAATATTTTCAACTAAACGATTTAGTGGTTTTTGAATAAAATCCCTAAAAATTTTATCTTTTTTAAAAGTAATACTTTGCCTGTTAGTTTGTTCTATCCAAGCCTCATTTAAAAGGATAAAATCATCATCAGCAACTAAAGAGAAAGCTTTCTTAATATTTTCATTAAGAAGACCTTCTCTGTTCCAAATATTTGATTCTAATTTTTTCTTTAAAGACTTATTTTCTTTAGCACAATTATCAAGATGTTTTTCTATTTTAACTTGATACCAATGAAAATCATTTTCAAGATATTCTTTTACATACTTTTCTGTTTCTTCAGTCCAATATTCCTTTGAGGCAGCTTTTTTTATTTTTACAGTCTTTAATCCTTTTTTAGAATTTGAGTCGCCAGAAACATCATTACTTTTAGGCTGTTTGTTGTTTTGGTTCTTCATAAACTTTATTTCTGTCATCTTCAAAGAAATATTCTTTTTTCGCTAGTTCCATCCAAAAACTACCTTCTTCAGGTGTTATACCGCCTTTTTCAAGTGGAATTTGAACTATGTTTTGTGGAATTTTAGAAGAAGTCTCTTTGAATTCGGGTTGATTAAATATTCTCATCTCATACCCTACTCTTGGGATACTCATTATCTTAACATCATTATATGCCATTCGAATAAAAAACTCATAAAAATGGCTAATTTTGATACTCTCCTTCATTGGATAAAACAAGCCATCATCTTTTTCTTCACTATATTCTTTAATTGCTTCAGTTTTATAAACAGCCCCAAGAGGATTTATACAATTAAAACGATTAAGAAGCTGCATATCAAATTTACCAGCCTCTTCTGCAAATCCTTCTGCCCAAGCAGATTCATTCATGTAATTTATAAATGAACCATTTACATTATTTCTAATAAGTGGAGTAAATATATGCATATCTGGATTTTCTTCCATATACTGATGTGCAGTTGAAAACCATTTAGGTCCAATTATATCTTCTTTTTCAAATAATGAAAAAGCTGGATACTCATTTTCTGAGGCAACCCTAAACACAGTATTAAACACTTTAGAAAAATTATTTATTTGTAATTCTTCTATGTGAAAGTTAATTGGTTTTGTCGCCTCTATTTTGTTTTCTACTACTTCAACTTCATTAGTCTTAGCATTTTGTTTTTGCTCTTTGATAAATACAGTTGGTTTATTTACAATTGCTTGTAATTTTTCTAAATCTTCTTTAGAAAGCCCAGGGTGAATAATCAACAAGTCAACTGGAAGTTCTTGTTGAGAAACACTATATAAAGCTTCATTTAGTAAATTTTCGTTTTTTATATCTGCTAAGAATAATCCTAACAATATATTACTTTGTTTTTGCTTGCTCAAGTTCATTAATTCTTTCGTTTTTATATTCATTAATAAGTTCAATTATTTGTGCAGATTCTCCTTCTACTGTATAATCTTTAAGAGTTTCCTCATAAGTTTTTGAAATTTCAGGGATATCCATATCTCCATTTACCCATTTTTCCATTGCTACACCAAGCAATTCTGCTGTTTGAAAAATATCTCCATTATTAGTCCAAAATCCATTGCCTAAAGTTCCCGTTGCTTCATTGTCAGACTTCATGTATTCTTTTCCTCCATGAGCAGCCCATCCAATTACATGAGTTCCACAAGCCATCGCTTCTAATGGAAGTGTTCCAAAACCAGCAATATCATCAGTGTAAAGCAAGAAAGCACAATTCGCTAATCTCTCTCCAAATTCTTTTCTCTCTAAATCTTTTAGTTCAACAAATCGAACCCATCTAAATTGTGGGTAGAAAGCATAAAATGTTTTAATGATATTAAGAGTCTTTAATTTATTTTCTGGCCCTCTAGAACCAGTAAATGCAACCATTGGGTATTTGTCAGAGACCTTTTTAGGTGTAATAAAAGTTTTACGGTCAATCCCTTGATGTAATCTCTTAATATTTAACCCTGGCATAATTGCATCTAAATATTCAGTAATTGCGTCTGAAACAGAAATTACATCCTTAATTCCGAAGTGTTGCCATTTTTGTCCTGGCTCCATTGCATTAAGTACATAAAACCAACTTTGTGCAAGCACAATTCTTTTACAAGATATTTGAGCAGTCTTTTGCATAATATCTGGAAATCCCTCAGGTATAATTAAAATATCTTCAGGGTTTACTTTAAATGTTTGGAAATTTACTTCTGTTCCATCACTAAAAGTTGGTGGTTTTTCTCCTTTTTTAAGGGTAGGCTTATCTCCGAGAACAACAAAATTTAAGTTACTAATATCAAAGTCCAACCAAGTTGGATTAAATCTTTCAAATAGTCGTACTTCTTTTTTTGCCTTCATAGATGCTTCTTGTGATGCACGTTGGTCCAACCTTGGCTCATATATCATATTTACATTTAACCCTTTTTTACTTAATTCATTAGCTAATCTGATTAAGACTGCTACTCCACCACTTGGAGCATTCATAGGTGGGCAATAAAAAGAGATTGTAAATTTGTCACTTTTTATTTGCTCAATAGCTCGGTCACATCTTTCGTTGTGAGTAAGCTCTTTCTTTTTTGTTACTGTTTCTTCTTTCATTAAAAAATTTTTTTCAATATTTAGGTTTTATGAATAAAATCTACTTCGAAGAAAGAAAAAAATAAAGTAAATTTGCAAAAAACAAAAAAACCAGACTATTTAGTAGTCTGGTTTTTAAAAATAAAGGGGATGAAATTTTTATTACTTTTCCTTTAAACCTAAAATTTCTTTAAGTACTTTTTCATTATTTAACGCCTTTACATTGTCAAATGAAAAATCTCCATTGTCATAGCTATTAAATTCTCTTTCAATCTTCACAGATGTCTTGTTTGCTGGCTTGCTTTGAAATGCATCTGGAGATACATCAACAAGTACATCGCAGTGGTCCCATTTCTCATTTTCAGAGTCTACAAATTCAATACTTTTAATTCTACTTTGTACATTACAAAGAAAGTAGCAAGTTGCTCTAATTGCAGCGTTCTGTGCGACACAAACAAGTTTTGTCTTAAAACCTAATCTTTTTCCAATAGCTTGAATGCGATTAATTGCTTCCATAGCCCCTTGATACTCATCTGCCTTTCCAAAAATTTGGAACGGATAAGTCTCGTACATAAACTTCTTAATACCTTCTCTTGGTGTTATAATAATGTCATCCTGGTTCTCTTTAATTTTATAACCATCCTCAGTATTGATAGCTGAGCCAGTCATTGAAATAACTTGCTTTTTGAACTCATAGTGATTGAGGAGGTCCCAAGAGTCAACAGGATAGTTTATTGCTCCTTCAACAGCTTTTTCAACTGCTTCTTGAATTTCTTTAATTTCGTCTTCGGTTTGTTCCTTAATGGTAAAGTCTTCGTTCATTTCTACGAGCTCTTCATTTTGAATAAATACCTTTCGGTAATGTTTATCGAACTGAGCGTGAAAGTTACGAATTACTCCGTCGATGTTAAATGCTATTGTTTTCATAAATTTTTATTTTCATTAAATTGAAGCAATTATTAACAGAAAACAAAATAAATATGCTATAAAGTAGATATTATTGATGAAATAGTTTGCGAAAAAGTACGTTCAGTTTTCTAATTCAACAATTGTGTAGCCCTTCGGTTATTTGCATAGATAGATATAATATTCCCTCTCTTTTTAGATATATTTTGTATTTTATTTCATTGCCTTGTTTTTTAAATTTTCGAAGTACATCAAATGTTGAGTGGCCTTGTTCAGTTCCAATATTAAAAACGTGAAAACTATCAGTATGAATTGGTTTGTGATGCTCTAAGGTAAGTGTGTATGCAGCTAGGCTATTTACATCTATATAGCCTCTAATTGCGGTTCCATTCTTTTTATTGTAGCCATTTCCAAGTACTCTAAAATGGTCAAAATTTCCTTTAATAACTCTTGTGATGTATGAAATAAGACCTTCTGGTTTCCCTTTAGGTTTGTCGATAATCTTTCCAGGCTCATAACAGCCAATAGGGATGAAATATCTTAGAGCCACTGCTTTTAGGTCGACAACTTCCGTATATTCTTGAATGATGTCTACGCAAACCTTTTTGTGCTTCCATATGGATTTGCCGCCTTTTGTATTGGAGTATCTTCATCAATTCCGTCTTTAGGTGTTTCGGTCTCCCTGTATACACAGTAGCTAGAAGAAAATACGAGTGTGTTCACTTTGTATTCACTCATCTTGTTGAGCAACTTTATTGTTCCAGTAATATTGTTGTCATAGTATTTGTCGGAGTCTTTAACATATTCTTCAACAGATTCTTCAGCAGATTTTGCAGCTGCGAAATGAATGACTGCGTCAATTTTATCATACCTAAATACAACATCAAGATTTTCCTCTTTTCTAATGTCGCCTACAAACAAATAAATGTTTTCAGTTTTACCTATAAGTCTTTGAAGTGCTAACCAGGTTTTATAGGATGCGTTGCTACAATTATTTATGATAATGACATCGTATCCATACTCAACAGTCTGAACAGCTGTGTGGCTCCCTATATATCCTAAACTCCTATGACTAAAATTTTCATAAGTCTACATATTTCAAAATGTTATCGCTGCAGATTCCATAGCAATCCCTCAACTCTCTACTTGTGTAGCTTGCCCTCTCTGGCATTACACAAATGGATTTATTACTTAATTTCTTCCCTGGATAAGTCCAGATATGAAAATTAGAAGTCAGGGTGAAATCATCCTCTTGGTGCCAAAAAAAATTGGTATGACCTATGCCGTTTTCTCTAATATACACTAAGGCCTCTAGGTTTTTACAATGCCACCATATACGTTCATCACCTAGATAATCCCAATTAGAGTTCCATTTAGAGTTCCATTTAATTTCATATTGTGGTTCATCGTGTCCAAACCACAACTTATCATCTACAAGCCAAATGTCTACTTCAACATCAAAGCCTTGTCTTAAAGCTTCTCTTATGTAATCAGGATGATTTTCCTGTTTTGGATTAGACCTTTCTAGGTTGCCTCTGTGTGATATCAGTTTCATCTATAATATATTTATCTCCTTTAACTGACGGAGTTTTAATTACTAATGTTCTTGAGTCGGTGATTGATTTAAATATTGTTGATTCATATTTGTCAATTGTAATAATATCATTTTTAAAATATTTAACATCATTCATAGATATGACTCCATCTAAAACAACAGTAAATTCAACAGCTTTTTTATGAACATGTTTATTTTCTTTATCTCCAGCAGAATAATCTTTAACCGCCACCTCAAAATCTGGTGAACGCAAAAGAGAGGGCTCAAAATCTCCTATAAACCATCCTTTAAAAAAATCTTTTAAGTTATTTTTTTTCATAATGTGTAATGCAATATTTTTGTTATAGTTAAATAAAATATTATATTTTATTATTTATTTGGCCAGAGAGACTATAAACTCCTCTGTTGCGAATGTTGATTGCCGCATTTATATCTGCATCAATTTCTAACCCGCATTTCACACACTTATATTTCTCACCGTTTCGTGAGTCAGAGTCTGTGTTGCCACATCCTGAACAAGTTTGACTGGTATAGGATGGTGAAACCTTCACCATCTGGATACCTTCTTGTTCACATGTTCTTTCTAATTTTTTTAAGACAGTTGGATATATCCAATGACTGTTCTTTCTATTTATATTC